AGGCTCAATAAAAACCGCATCCCCAAGTGGAGGAACGGCTGTTCCGTGGAAGCTCGGAAGTAGGATTACAAACTCTTGCGGACTGCCTGCAACTTACGCTGATTTTGCTTCTCAGTTTATGGTGTCGAATAAGGTAATTGAAGTGGAAATAGATGGTGTTCTCGTTTATATACCAATAGTAAATCCCGGATGGTGTTAACAATTTTTAAAACAAATAAAACAAAAACAAAATGGCAATCGTTTACAATTGGGTAGTCTCAGCAATGGATGAGTATCCCACAACCCCCGACAATCTCGATGACGTAGTATTTAACGTACATTGGAGAAGAAACGCTACTGAAGTAGTTGGCGACAAAACTTACTTTGCAGATGTGTATGGCTCCCTTCAAGTGCCTGCTCCATCTCCTGCTGACTTCACTCCTTACGAAGACCTAACCTTTGATCAGGTCTGCGGATGGCTTGATGCAGGTCTTGACGTTCCTACTATTGACGCAGGATTAGCAGTGCAAATTGAGAACTTGATCAACCCACCCGTTGTATCACTTCCTCTTCCTTGGGAAACTCCTCAACCTGAAGCATAATGGGAAATATAAATTCATACGCTACCGATAATAATATATCCTATAACGATAAGCTAATCGGTACAGACGCTGAAGATCAGAACAAAACCAAGAACTTCACAGTGGGGGGCATACTCGCCCTCCCACTTCCTTCCGTGCCGGTATACGCCAACAACGCTGCTGCACTCGCTGCAGGTCTCGTTGCAGGGAACGTCTATCGCATCACAGGAACTGATTATCTCGGTGTAGTTCACTAACTTTACAATCTAATCTAATCTAATGGATATCAGGAAAATCTCAGTAGGTCCTGACTACAAAGGTGGTGCTATGCACTACCTTGTAGGTCAGAGCGTCCTCAACGACACATACAAAATACACCTTATCAAGTTTGCCCCTGAAGCAGGAGCAATCAGAATCTATATCATAAACGATAAGCAAGAGGTTGTTCTGTGGAAAGAGTTTAACCACACGATTCCTTTAGCCATTGAATATAATATAGACTACTAATGCGCTCTCCATTTAACTTCATCGTAAAACCCGAGTCGGGAACAAGATATAACAACACCAAGGAGATTGGTGGTATAGACCTTATTGTCAACACCTCCGAGGAAGACCATAAGTTCTCTAATCGCCACGCTATTGTCGTTGAAGTACCTAATAAATATGACGGTCCAATAAGACCGGGGGATACGCTTCTTGTACACCATAACGTATTTAAGTTCTATAACGATATGAAGGGTAGACAAAAAAGCGGTCGCTCCTTCTTTCGTGATGACGTGTTCCTAATCGACCCCGATCAGTTCTTCCTCTATAAGCAAGATGGCAAGTGGCATACCTACGATAGGTACTGCTTTGTAAAGCCAATCCCTGCTACTGAGTCGTATATCAAAAAACCGTTTACCAATGAACCTCTTATGGGAGAGATGCGTTTCCCAAACGCATACCTCGCTACGCAAGGCGTGCGAGCAGGTGACAAAGTATGCTTCAAGCCTGACAGCGAATACGAGTTTGAGGTAGATGGAGAGAAGCTCTATAGAATGTATGATCACCAAATAACAATAGTGCTATGAACTTTTTACTATTTGATAACGTCCTTTTTGACCCTGACGAGTACGTAGAAGATATTCTACGCAATGACTTTGTAGATATCTACGATGGTACTAACGTGTTTAAAAATATTCAGCCTCGTGACTATGACGATGAGTTTGCGCAAAGCGTAATGGAGCTCGTTGGTCACAATTATGATGTAGCTTGGAACTTTGTTCGTAGGTCTCCTGAGGGGCAGCCGGAACCCAACTTCATCCATACCGATGAGATGATGGGAGATATAACCGCTATTTTGTATCTTAGTAAAGAGCATCCTGAACAGGACGGTACAACTATCTACGATAGTGAAAACCAAAAGACGTGCACCTTCTATGCTAAGTACAATAGGATGGTGGTCTTTGATTCAAAGCTCCCTCATAGCCGGAATATATTTGAGAACTTCGGCAGCGGAGAATCCGCTCGCCTTGTTCAGGTTGCATTTTTAAAGGAGGTAGTATGAAGGACACAAAACAATTGAAAACAGATATCATTGATGCGGGATATCGTGCGGTAGAGCAGCTCATTAAGGTGGCTAAAGAGGATATTATCAAGCCCGACCCTGATGATGAGCTTGCAGCAGATAGGCTCAAGAACGCAGCCGCCACAAAGAAGCTCGCCATCTTTGACGCTTTTGAGATTTTAAATAGGATTGAATCAGAAAAGGAAGCCCTTAGTATGATTGACAGTGGAGTAAAAGATACAAAACAAGGATTTGCAGAACGAAGGTCTATATCGAGTCGTTAAAGACTATGTGCCTCAGAACGCCATATCAAAAAAGAACGGCATACGCTCTTGGAAGTATGGCTATAATGAGCAGTACGATATGGTGGTTATCTCCAAGACAGGACAGATTGGGGAGATTATCAATATCGCAGGCTTAATTGTCGCCCTACCTCTTGCTCCTAAAGAGTGTCTTCAAAGACACGAAAAAGCCGCTGAACAGTATTGGGAGCGTACTGAACTCCCTAAGGAGCTCTCTAAAATCCAATCTATATTCCAATGGAACGAGTTACCTACCGAGTTTAAGGACCGGTGGGTAGACTATATCGAGGAGGAGTTTGATAGAAGGGAGCAGGGGGCTTGGTTTATGAATAACGGCACGCCTACCTACATCACGGGGGCGCACTATATGTACCTTCAGTGGTCAAGTATTGACGTGGGCTACCCTGATTACAGAGAAGCTAACCGTATCTTCTTTATTTTTTGGGAGGCTTGTAAGGCTGACCCGCGGTGCTTTGGGATGATATACCTAAAGATCAGGCGCTCGGGGTTCTCCTTTATGGCGTCTTCAGAGTGCGTAAATATCGCTACGCTCGCCCGAGATTCAAGGGTTGGTATCCTATCTAAAACCGGTGCCGATGCCAAGAAGATGTTTACAGACAAGGTGGTTCCCATTAACGGCAGGCTGCCCTTTTTCTTCCGTCCTGTGATGGATGGGATGGACAAGCCTAAGACTGAGCTTGCCTACCGTGTGCCGGCTTCAAAGATTACCAAGAAGAATATGACCAACACTACCGAAGGTAGCGTTGTCGATGGTCTTGATACCACAATAGATTGGAAAAACACTGAGGAGAACTCTTATGACGGTGAAAAGCTCCTGTTTCTTGCGCACGATGAGAGCGCCAAGTGGGTAAAGCCAAACAATATCCTGAACAATTGGAGGGTAACTAAGACCTGTCTTAGGGTCGGTAGCAAGATTATTGGTAAGTGTATGATGGGTTCCACCTCCAATGCACTCAGCAAGGGTGGTGATAACTATAAGAAATTGTACGAAGATTCGGCATTGGATAGTCGAAACGCCAATGGGCAAACAAAAAGCGGACTCTACTCCCTATTTATTCCTATGGAGTGGAATATGGAAGGGTTTATTGATCGCTATGGTATGCCCGTTCTACGTAAACCAAGCGAACCTATTATTGGCGTGGATGGACAAGACATTAGAAATGGGGCTATTGACTATTGGGAGGCTGAGGTGGAGTCGCTTAAAAACGATGCTGATGCACTCAACGAGTTCTACCGGCAGTTCCCTCGCACGGAGAGCCACGCCTTCAGGGATGAAAGTAAGCAAGCGCTATTTAACCTAACCAAGATATATCAGCAGATTGACTACAATGATTCGCAGATTCAGGCGCATAATGTTTCACGTGGAACATTTCATTGGAAAGACGGGGAGAAGGATACCAAAGTGGTATGGACTCCTGACCCCAGGGGTAGGTTCTTAATTAGTTGGGTGCCACCCACTAATATGCAAAATAACGTCATCAATAGAAGTGGTGCCAAGTACCCCGGTAATGAACATCTCGGGTCCTTTGGCTGTGACCCCTATGATATCTCAGCGGTGGTTGGTGGCAGGGGGTCAAATGGTTCTTTGCACGGAATGACCAAGTATCATTTGGATGATGCACCTGTAAGTCAGTTTTTCTTAGAGTATATCGCCCGTCCTCAAACGGCAGAGATATTCTTTGAAGAGGTGCTGATGGCTTGCGTTTTCTATGGTATGCCGGTGCTTGCGGAGAACAACAAGCCTCGTCTATTATATCATTTTAAAAACAGAGGCTATCGTCACTTCTGTATGAACCGACCTGACCGCACACTTAATAAGCTTAGTAAAACTGAGCGTGAACTTGGTGGTATACCAAACTCTTCTGAAGAAGTAAAGCAGGCGCACGCATCAGCCATAGAAACATACATAGAGAAGTATATTGGTTTTGACTTGACAAGCACTTATAGACCTGCTGATGAGATAGGAACGATGCCATTTACAAGAACACTTGAGGATTGGGCACGCTTTGATATTAGCGATAGAACCAAGTTTGACGCAGCAATCAGCTCGGGGTTAGCGATAATGGCAAACCAAAAAAATGTATATTTACCTGACAAAAAAGAGTCGAAAATTAGTATTAATTTCGCAAGGTACACTAACAGTGGAACACAAAGTCAAATTATTAGATGAATGGCGTGCCTTTATAGACATATAAGAACTGATTTAAATGTTCCATTTTATATTGGGATAGGTAATTCTATTAGTAGAGCTTACTCAAAAACACATAGAAATAAATATTGGATCTCAATAGTTGGCAAAACGAGTTATGAAATAGAGATTCTTTTTGATAATATAACTTATGGATTTGCAAAAGAAAAAGAAAAAGAATTTATTGATTTGTATAAAAGAAAGGAGGATGGTGGCACTCTTTGTAATATCACAAGAGGTGGAGATGGTGTATTAGGGATTAAACATACCAAAGAGGCAAGAGAAAAAATGGGTGCTCCTAATAAGGGAAAAACCATTTCCGAGTGGCATAAAAAAAGAATATCTGAGTTTCATAAAGGAAAAATAATTTCTGAAGAGACAAAAAGAAAAATGTCTGAAAAGGCAAAAGGAGAAAAAAACCATAGATATGGTGTTGTAGTTTCAGAAGATACTAAAAGCAAAATGATTGCTTCTGCAAAAAGAGGACAACATAATCACGCTTCAAAACTTACAGCAAAAGATGTTTTAGAAATAAGAAGATTGAATGCTAAGGGAATAAGCCAAAGAAAGTTAGCATTAAAATTTAGTGTTCAAAAAACAACAATTGCATCTATTGTTAATAATATAACTTGGAAACACATATAAATGAAAGATGTTGTAATTAATATATCGCCAACAGGTTTTCCAAGTCAGTTTGTTTCTGATGCGGAGAAAGCCTCC